TTAATCCCAGTCAAATTCCGTCGGATCATCCGGCAGGTCGTCGCCGCTATAATCTATCAGCGCGACAGCTTCCACAAGATCAGACAGCGGGCGGTGGGTGTATACAGCTTCGGTTATATCTGTTATTTCATGCCCGACAATCATTTTTAGTAAGTTTTCGTCCATACGCTTTGCCTTTGCACATGAAATGAATGTATGGCGCGTTTCGTGCGGCGTATGATCCATTTTGAGCTGCGACATAATGTGCTTAAAACGCCCGCGGTATTGATCGTATGTCATGAACTCATTTTTTTCATTGCGGAACAAATACCGCCGATCAGTGTCATAATGTCGCTTGACAATATGACGTATTTTTTCGTGGATCGGGACGGTTCGATCCGTTCCTGCTTCAGTCTTCATGCCGCCGATAACAATCCAGCGGTCAAAATCTACGTTTTTATTTTCAAGCAGTAGCATTTCAGACGGACGGAAGCCAGTATATAAGCAAAACAATATTCTATCAACGACACCGACGCTTTCCCATTCCCACAGGCGCGCAACTTCCGAATTTTTGAACGGGCGGCGGTTTTCTTTGTTGCGTTTCCCCGCCTTATGAGAAAACAACGCGGCGTAGTCCTTATCACATATTTCATGAATCAGCGCGTATTTATACATCATGTTAAAAAGGGATTTGATACGTCCTTTTGTTGCGTCCCCTACGTCTGCATCACGGATCACGCCTTGCAGGTGGGAAACCCTTAGATCGCGAAAGCGCATATTATAAATGGGCTTGCAATAATTGTATGCCGCCGTTACCGTGCGCACGGAAGACTTATTTTTCAGTGTAGGGAAATATTCGGCAGACCATAGATCATAGACTTCCGAAAAAGTAAGGCGGTACGCGTCTATATCGTAGGGGTTTTGCAAATAGTTGTTTAGCGCGGTTTCTGCTTCGATTCGGCTGGCAAATGTGCCGATTGGCTGGTATACTTGCCGTAAATGTCCGTCGCTGGATAAATCCCAGCCAATAGTTACACGCGCCGCCCACGGCTTCCTACGCTTGCCGGATAATTTGTAAACCGATCCCGCGCCGTTAGGTCGTTTCATGCTCATAAAAAGCACCTTCTTTCTTGTATTTTTGCGGAAAAAAGGCGTAAAAAATAAAGCCCCGTTTCCATTGATTTATTGAAGGGCTTTATGCTATAATAATTTTGTTCGGAAATTATTATAGCGAAGCCCGATCAATCGGAGTTTTGCAGCCGCCTTTGTGTTACCAGCGCAAGGGCGGTTTTCCTATTACTGATTAACCATGTCAAGAAAAATATTTTCTGATGTTTTCACAGTGATAATCATAGCATTTATTCCTTTCTAAAAATCAATATGTATTACGTTACCTTTATTAAAGTATCTTATGCCATTTTTGCGCTTTCCCCTTTGACATATCCGAGGTCGCGCAATTCTTCAGCACGTTCAACCATTTTACGTTGCCCATCAGAATTTAAGGAACGAAAAAGGATTAAAAAACGGGCTTCATCATAAGACAAATCAGAACCGGATAGTGGTGTAGGGTCATTTTCCCAGCCCATTAAATAGCCGGGAGAGCAACGAAGCACTTTTGCAAGAGCTTCTAACTTATCAATCCCCATATTGTCTATATTACCATTTTCGTAGCGGGAAACAGTGCTGGGGGAAATATTCAAAGCAGAAGCGACTTCACGCATTGAAAGACCGATTGCTTCGCGCTGCGTCTTTATTCTTTCTTGTATTGTCATAGCAAAACCACACTTTCTTTGTGTATTACGGTTTAATTATAAATGGAGCGACGCGAAAAAGCAATAAAAAATTGCAAATAAGCAAAAATAATTGTTGACATGGAGTAAATGAGGGGTTATAGTATAATCAGGTGTTGCATAAAGGCAACAGAAAGGAGATAAAAAGATGGTAAAGACAAGGGAAATAAAGGCATTTATGCAAAGAAAAGGAATTACACAAGTTGAACTGGCGGCAGCAATAAAAATTAATCCTTCAACACTTAATAGAAAAATAAACAATGAAAGCGGTGAAAAACTGACATTGAAAGAAGCGCAGGGGATTGCAGACACTTTAGAGATACCAGATACAGAAAGGATAAGTATTTTTTTTGCGAAATGTGTTGCGAATATGCAACACTAAAAGAAAAACAAATAAAATGCGTCGGGTGTTATTCGGAACATTCTGGAATATAGACGCAAGAAGCGGAAATGAAGTCGCTAAATAGTTTGAGATCATCAAGGCTTTTTAAATTCCCGCGCCAGTGCTGTTGATTCTTATTAGACTGAGCAGAAAATAAAGGGTTGTCAACATTTAGCCTAGAAATATCACGCGGTAGGCGCAAAGAAATCCATTTTGACCTTAAGGAATATTTGAGACGAAGAAAGTCATTTGCACCGCAAAACATGGAAATATAGTCTTTACTTCGACGCTCAATACGAATATAGACCAAAAGAGAATGCGGCAAAAAGGAAAAAATAATATTGAGAGCGGTTTCTTCGTCGGAATTTATATTCAGTTCCTTATCGAATGCACTTTCAACCTTAAATTCTCCAGAGTCAGTATCAACAGAAAAAGAAATCATACCATACACCGTCCTTTTGTTTTGATTGTATTATACCAAACAAAAGGCGGTAAGGAAATAAAATAGCAAACAAAGAAAGGAAGGAAAACAACATGGCAGCAGGCAAGATTGGCGAAAACACCGCACACAGCGAAAGCATGGGTTTTTTTCATGGAGAAAGAAAAGAACAAATAGAAAAAACAGAAAACAGATTGTGGGAAATCATAAAAGAAGAAGGGCTGTCACTAACACAAGCAGAAAACGCGATCAGCGAACTTTCCAGCAGGATAAAAAAAGAAAAGCAAATTACACTTGCGAATACAACAATAAAATAAAGCCCAATGGGCTGGGCTTTATTTTTCAGAACAGTTTGCAAATTCCTTAAAGGCTTGTTCGCAGTTTGCGGCAAATGCAGCAGGTCGCAATGGTTCGTCGTCTTTTTCATAAAGCGACGTATAAATCGCATAACCAATGGCAATCAAGTCTTCACGCGTGATTTTGGAATTATCAGCCATAAAACACACCTTCTTTCTTTTTATAGAAAGAATATACGACAAAATTTGCAAAAAGCAAAGGAATATTTGCAAATTTTAAAACAAAAAAATGCGTAACGTATTCGCAGTACGCTACGCATTAAGGAAACCAGCACCAGCGAACAATTATTTTTTAGGGTAACGGCGCAGACGAAGCAAGGTATCGGGTCAGAAAAATAAAGAGAAACAGCAGAAAGGACAGAACATAAATGAGTTTTACAAATACAGAAATGAAAAGCCGTGAAGACAGAAAGAAAATTGCTAAAAAGATAGTCAACAGCTTGGCAAGTGCAGGAATGAAGTATCATGACGCAAGCAGTATTTTGAGAATGGCACAAGAAGAGCTTGGAAGTAGAAGAAGTGATGAAATAATAAGCGGAAAAACGCCGCCGACTGGCGACGCTTAACGATTATTCCGACAGGTTTTCAGAAAATTCTTGAAAATATTCATTATATAATTTTTCAAAATCGCCGGGACACGTCACACCTTCTTCAGAAGCTGGATCGTTACGGAGAGCGCAAAACAGCGTATATGCAATAGCAAGATCATGAATGCGCTGCCATTTTATGAATTCAGACATTGAAACACCTTCTTTCTATACTAATTTTGTATTCGCATTACCGTTTTTTCTGAAAGCTTCTACTTTAAATTATAACAAAAATAGGTAGAAAAATAGCACAAACGACACGAAAGGACACAGACACATGGGCACAGGAAAGATAAAAGTAACAGAAGCGGCAGCAGTTCTTCACGTTTCCGATCAGTTTGTGCGGATCGGTTTACAGCGTAGCATATTGCCGATAGGTACAGCAATAAAAATGTCGAGCAAATGGACGTATCAGATCAGCCCTAAAATGTTAGCGGATTACAGCGGGGCAGACATAGAGAAGGAGCTGGCGCGGTTAAGAAGTGAGAAAACATAACATAGAAAACAAAGCTGATAATGGCCGGAACGGGGACGCGGCCACAGCATAAGGAAAAGGGGTCTTTGAGAGATATATGCCAAAAGAGCGCAGGACAGAGAAAGGAAGGAACGGCATGACATATGAAGAGAGGGAACGGGCAGCGGTTGAGATAGTCAACATATTAGCGGATGGAAGAACGACATACAGCGACGCGATAAGTATTTTGAGACTGGCGCGGAACGAAGTGGAGAAGCAGAAAGCGGAAGAAGGGAAATTGTGAAATTATGAAAAATGACAAACTGACAGAAAGTGGATATAAGCACTGCATGGAATGTTTGAACTATGAGCCGTTAAAGAACGGCGTAAGAGGTGGAAGGCGCGGGCGTTGCAAAATACGGCATGAAGACCACAGAAGCGGAAGATCAAGAGCCTGTAAAAGATTTTGGGGCGATTAACAAAGCTGGAATAAGCCGAAACGGGGCAGCAGTCCCCGTCATGCAAGGGCGGCAACCTTGCATCTGATGAAGGCAAGCCAGAACAAAGAAAGGATAAGAACAACCTATATAGGCGAAACTGCTGGCAGTGTTCAGACGTGGACACATGAAAAAAGTAAAAGTATTAAGCCTTTTCGACGGTATAAGCTGCGGAATGGTGGCATTAGAAAGGGCTGGTTTTGAGGTTGAAAAGTATTTTGCATACGAAATCGAAGAAAGCGCAATCGCTATCAGCAAAAAGAACTTCCCACAGATAATCCATTGCGTGGACGTGATGAAAGCTGATTTTCAGGAATACGAAGGAATCGATTTCCTTATAGGCGGATCGCCATGTACAAATTGGTCGTGCAATAAAAATCATAATGCAAAAGTTAAGAAAGAAACAAAGGCAAACGAGGGAATGGGCTGGACTTTATTCATGCAATATGCACGGGCAATAGGAGAAGCAAAACCAAAATATTTTATTTATGAGAATAACGACAGAATACCAGAGGAAGTCCAGTATGAAATTACAAGAATTTTGGGAGTAGAGCCAATATTGATTGACAGCGCATTAGTTTCGGCACAGCGGCGAAAGCGATTGTACTGGACAAACATACAAAATATAGAACAGCCGGAAGATAAAGGAATACTGATAAAAGATGTATTTATCCCAGATGAAAAACTAATAAGGACAGACAGAAGAATATTAGAAAGCGCGGTGGTTACAAAAAACTATGTCAAATATGATTTGATGAATAAGGGGCATTATTCCGAACCGTACAGACTGTATTTTTTAAATGGGAAAATGAAAACACTGCCAAGATGCAGAACAGAAACAAAATGCAATGTTCTCTTAAATAGAGACGATTTAAGCACATACAAAATAATAAGCCCGGTAGAAGCCGAGAGATATCAAACATTGCCGGATAACTATACGGAAGGAGTACCTAAAACACGGAGATTTGAAGCGATAGGGAATGGCTGGACGGTGGATGTGATAGCACACATATTAAGTTACGCAGAATTTTAAAAGCTGATAATAGCCGAAACGGGGCAGCAGTCCCGTCACGCAGGGACGGCGACCTTGCGTCTGACGAAGGCAAGCCAACAGCCGGAGCACAGGGCATTGTGGGAAAATGGCAGCGGTCGCGCACGCTAGAGGGCGCGTGGAAGGTCAACAGGTTTTCGGTGGATTTTTAATGTGAAAAGCCACAGCACAATGCACACGCCGGAAAGCGGGGCGGCACGGTATGAGAGAAAGAGCACCGCCTAGATATTAAGAGGACACAGACGACGACGCTGCGGCAGCAGTACAGGAGAAAAATGGACGCTATACAATGCCGTTGTACTGGCAGGCGGGGAACAGTATTGCGGTACCGATTTTTGAAAGCATATTCAGAAAGATTATTTTAGGGGAAACGGCATGGAAAAGAAAGTGAACGACGCAATCGAGTTATTACATTTATTATGTCAAAATTCCGGTTGCGTCATATCGGATAGCGGCGGCAAGGACAGCAGCGTATTGAAGCATATCGCCATGGCAGCAAAGGAAAGATACAATATGCCCTTTTCAGTTCAACATAATCATACGACGGTAGACGCGCCGGAAACGGTCTATTTTATCAGGCGTGAAAGGGAAAGGCACAGGGCAGCAGGGATCGAATATAACATAATTTATCCGAAGCGGACAATGTGGAAACTGATCGTAGATAATGTGTCGCCGCCGACGCGGTTAATGCGGTATTGCTGCAAGGATTTGAAAGAGTATTCGGGGCACGGCGAAAAGCTGGTAACAGGCGTAAGGAAAGCAGAGAGCAGGAACAGGAAAGCAAATCAGAGCGTCGTCACATTTACGTTGCCAAGCGCGGAATTGAAAAGAAAAGCGGAGAGCAACGAAAATCTGAAAAGAACTGATAAAGGCGGCGTGATCGTTCTGAATCTGGACAATGCAGAAACACGGCAGCTCGTAGAGGACTGTTATCGGACAACAAAAACTTTAATAAATCCGCTGATCGATTGGGAAGATGATTTTTTATGGTGGTATATCCGGCATGAAAAAATAGAATTAAATCCGCTCTACGAAGAGGGCTTCTGCCGCGTCGGGTGTATCGGTTGCCCTATGGCAGCAAAGAAACGCTGGGCAGAGTTCGAGAGATACCCAAAGTATAAAGAAGCGTATATCAGAGCATTTGACAAAATGCTGGCAGAAAGAAAGCGCAGGGGGCTAAAGATTATGGACAGTTGGAGAACAGGAAAAAAAGTTTTCAAATGGTGGATGGAAGACGATAGCTGTGACGGACAAATGAAAATGGACGAGTGGGGCAATATTTACGAGGAATACACATAAAGGTGGACAAAAATTAAATAACCCGAATTTCGGGGCGAATGCGAGGGCAGAAAGGATAGGCTTTAATGAGACAAGGAATTAAGGAAAAAGATATTAGAGATTTTGAAAAATATGCTAAAAAACTTGATGATGTGATTCGCCGGATAAATGAATACAACAAAAATGTGACTGTCTATCTGGCGATGCAAAATTTGTGCCTGTTAAACGGCTCGAGCCATAGTGAATTCGGAAGAGCACTACAAGAAAATGTTGTAACAAGCATTATTATTTCAAAGTCGGGCGGCGGAGATTGGTAAACTTTTATAGTCAAAGGAGCGTGATAAAAATGAGACGGATTGAGGACATGATTTTGAAAGCATATTCAGAAAGATTATTTTAGGAGAAACAGAATGAGAGTGGCACTGATTGACGTTGACGGTCATAATTTCCCGTCGCTGCCGCTTATGAAAATATCAGCATGGCATAAAAAGCAGGGCGACAGCGTGGAATGGTACGATCCGCTGACGGCATGGCAGCAGCCGCCGGATCGGGTGTATATGAGCAAAGTTTTTACATTTACACCGGACTACCCACACCCAGTAAATGCGGCAGAAATTATAAAAGGCGGGACGGGCTACAATTACCCGAACGGGAGGCCGGATTTACCACCGGAAATAGAACACATATACCCCGATTACAGTTTATTTCCGACACTATGCAAAAATACCGCATACGGCTTTTTAACGAGAGGATGCCCGCGCGGGTGCGAATTTTGCATAGTAGAAGGCAAAGAGGGACGGAGAAGCCGGAAAGTAGCTGATTTATCAGAGTTCTGGAACGGTCAAAAGAATATCGTGTTACTTGATCCGAATTTTTTCGCTTGCAGAGAGTGGAAAGAACTGGCACAGCAGCTAATAGACAGCAGGGCATGGGTGGATTTTTCGCAAGGGTGCGATATTCGCATAATGACAGAGGAAAAAGCGGCGTTTCTTCAGCAAATGAAAATAAAGCAAATTCACTTTGCGTGGGATAGATACGAGGACAAAGAAACAATCATTCCAAAATTTAAAGAATTTAAGCGGCTGACAGGCTGGGACTGCCGAAAAATGGGCGTTTATGTTCTGACAAACTTTGATACGACCATAGAGCAGGATCTGGAAAGAATTTACATACTGCGGGATTTGGGCTATTCCCCGTATGTGATGATTTTTAATAAACAGGAAATACAAAAAGGACACACGCTGCGGCGCATGCAACGGTGGACAAATTCGCGGATCGCTTTTAATGCGGTAAAAGATTTTAAAGATTTTAAATGAGAGGGTGACGGCATGAGGGTAAAAGGATCAAAAGCAAAAAGGCATTTTATATACGACGGAAGCAAAGGGCTGGAAGCTGAAACGCAGAAAGCCCGCGAGGAATTGGAGAAAAAGACCGCAGCAGAACAACGCAGTCATTTGCGCTGGGCATATGAAAAAGCAAAAAAAGAGCATGAAGCATACGAACAAAGAATAACGGATCTAAGGGATTTTATATATTTGGCAGAAAAAGAACTGGAAAGGCAAAGGGCAAAGGAAGGAAACGGCGAAAATGCTTGAATACGGCTACTACAATATGGACTGCATGGAAGGGATGGCAGAATTCCCGGACAGGTATTTCGATCTTGCGATCGTCGATCCCCCGTACGGGATAAAAGAAAGCGGGGAAAAGAACGGCACACGCTCAAAACTCGCAACGTCAAAAGCGTATGTTCCGTTCGCGGGGGACGACTTGACGCCGCCGGACGGAGCGTATTTTCGGGAATTATTCAGAGTGAGCAAAAATCAAATAATTTTCGGCGCGAATCATTTTATATCAAAAATGCCGTATGACAGCCCGTGCTGGATTGTGTGGGACAAGAACAACGGGGCTTCTGATTTTGCAGACTGCGAACTGGCGTGGACTTCTTTCAAGACCGCAGTACGCAGGTACAAATATACATGGCACGGCATGATTCAAGAAAATATGAAGAACAAAGAATACCGCATACACCCGACGCAGAAGCCAGTTGCGTTATACGAATGGATATTGACGAACTTTGCGGCAGCAGGCGACACGATACTCGACACGCACGTGGGATCGGCTTCTTCGCTGATCGCCTGTCGGAATACGGGACATAAATTCGTGGGCTTCGAGTTGAGCGAGCACTATTTCAAATTATCACAGGAAAGATACAGACAGGAAACCGCACAAATGCAACTGATCGACTTTATGGGGGGGGGTAGTGGCAAAACTGCGGGAACTTGCTGATCACATAGAGGGCGGCACATGGAAGACGAATACGGGATAATAGTTAGAAAATTCTATGAAATATACAGACAATTGCAGAGAAGATATAATCTGCGGTCATATATACACTTTAGCATATATGACGACGGGCTGATAGAGGTCTGGGAGTACAGGGGAGAGACAAAAGGAAAGTGCATAGTGAGGGCAAAGGAGACGGAAGACGTTGATTGCTACAAAAGGGCGATCGAGGAATTGGAAAATTATAAAAAAGAAAGAGAGGGAGCAGAGCATGGGAGAAGTGCAGCTATGGCAGTCTGACGGGCTGGGAGCGGACAGAGACGCACTGGAAAAAGTGCTTCGCATTTTCAAAAGAGACGGCACACAGGGCATGGAGAGCCAGCAGGCATTGAACGCGTACATTCGGAAATTAGATGATAGCAAGCTGCGGGAAATGCATGAAATCGACAAAGAAACGGCTCTACAGCTATTTGCGGACTGCTTCGGGGTATCGCTCGCGGCAAAAAAATACAGCAAATGGGAGAATGACGCTATCAGAAAGGCCGTTGATATTCTGAAAAAGGAAAAAGAGACGGCAGAGCGGGAAGCGGAAGAAAACCGCGCGGAATTGCTGAAAGCGCGGCAAAAGCTGAATGAGGAAAAAGACAAAATTTTATCAGATTATACCCGCGCTGCACGGAAAGCAGAAGAAGCGGAAGATCAGATCAGAGAATTAAAGGACACGCTGGCACGCTATAAAGCGGATCTATACGACTTTTACGCGCAGGCGGGAAAGCTGCAAAACTATGAAAGAAAGGGGATAAAAAGAGCATGAGCAGAAATAACACGATCGGGATCGTGGGGATCATCAAGACCCCGCCGGAACTGATACTCGAAGCGGCGGACTGGGAGCGGGAAGTCTATGAGACGACATTGGCACGGACGCGTCCGAGCGGGACAGAGGACACATATGTCTTACAGTTCGACGGACGCGCCGTCGGATCGAAAGAGAAGCTGAAAGAAATTACGGAGGGCGCGGAAGTGCTGGTAGGCGGCGGGATCAGATCGGAGAACTTGCGGGAGCCGGATCCAGGAGAGAACCGTGTAAAGGTATACATATATGCGGAAGTCATAGTCGTAAATGATCCGCCCGCGGACGATCAGAACGAAGTCACGATCTGCGGGAACATCTGCACGCCGCCGCATTTCAGGTCAGTCCGCCACAGGGCGGCAAAGGGAAGACGGGCAGCAGTTGCGAGCGTCATAGTCGCGATAAATTCACCGACGGGCACAGATTATATACCGTGCGTATGCTTTGACAAGAAGGCGTTCTATGCAAATACGCTCAAGGTTGGGGACTATGTAGAGATCTACGGACGTTTCCACTCACGCGATTATAAAAAGCGGATCGAGGGGCGGAAGCTGCCGCTCTTATGCAGGGCATATGAAGTGTGCGCGGTCAGGTTGAAGGTGAGGGCGCGAAAGGGCAAAAGGACAGAACCGGAAAAGAAAGGAGGATCGGACGCATGAGAGCACCGACGAACGAAGGACGGGCGGTCTATAACAATGCAGTTCGGGCACAGAGCGTGGGGAGACCGTTCTTTATAGTCATAACGGAAGCAGACCGCGCCGCAATGCACGAAAGGGCAAGGCTGGACATCGAAAGGATCGCGCAGGCAGCAGGCGTGAAAATGCGCAGGACTGCACACATTGCCGTACGGCGCGGCATGAGACAGGAGCAGGAAAAGGGCTTGAAAGAATTAAATAAATTACTGCAGGACATAAGGACGGCGGGAGACCGTGAAAGGGCGATCACGCAGACCGGGATAGCAACGGGCTACGCTAACGCAATGAGCCATTTCGGCCTGATTTCCGAGAGCGAGCTGAAGGACGTGATAGAAGTGATCGGACAGGCTGGCGAAAGAGCCGCGGACAGGCATTTCTGGCCGCGCATCATCAGAAAGTTGGTGCGGATATGAGCGCACAGGAATACTGCCGGATTGTCGCGGTAGATTTTGACGGGACGCTGGCAGTGACAAAATTTCCCGAAATCATAAAGCCTGTCCCTAAAATGATAAGACATTGCAGACAGCTTCAGAAGGACGGTGCGATCCTAATTCTGTATACCTGCAGGAAGGGGAAAGACCTGCTGGACGCGGTGGAGTGGTGCAAGGGGCAGGGGCTTGTATTTGACTATGTAAACGAAAATACAGCGGAGAACATAGCACGCTTCGGCGGCGAGGACACGCGGAAGATATTTGCGCATGAGTACATAGACGACAAAGCGATAAATCCGGTACGGGAAGAAATGTGGGAGCACCGCGTCCGGCAGCTTTACAAAAGTCGGATCATATCGGCGGCGGGGATTGCCGCTGTACTTGCCGTCTTGATAGAAGCAGTATTGACGGCTATTAAATATTTTGTATGAGGGGGGAGACATGGAGAGATTAACAATGGAGTATTGCGGCGAATATGTGCCGAAAGAGCTATGCAGTATGGACAGGCTGGGCGGCGCGGACGACTGCGATCTTTGCTGCGAATACTGTAAGGCGACGGAAGAAGATGGAGCAGATTGTAGCCAATGCGCAATAAGTCAATGTTTTAATATGCTGGGGATTTATGAAAACGCACAGGAGAAGATCGAAAAGCGCATACAGGAACTAAAAGCGAGCACGAATTATCCGCATAATTTCATGGGGCAGATGGTAGAGGATCTTGAATGGGTGCTGAAATTATTTGAAACGGAGGGATTGAAAAAATGATACTACAAAACGAGAAGGGAGAAAATTATGGCAAGAAAAGAAAGTGATACTGGGGCGTGTCCGGGCGTATGCCGTTTTTGCGGTCAAAGTGTGATTGTAGAAGACGGTGCAGAGATGACCGCGCCGCAGCTGGAGGAAGCCGCTACGATGTCGTGCGGGTGCGACGAAGCCGTAGAGTATCAGCAAGAAAAGAACCGCCGGACGATGGCAAAGCAACGGATCGATGAACTCTTCGGAGAGGGCGCCGGGGAATATAAGCAGCCGGAAGCGGTGCGGGAGATCATGCTGAACGCCGTGGACGCTATCTGTGACAAAAAAATGAAGGCCGTAGCGGTAACTATCAGAACGGGGCTGCGCTGCCGGATCATGAAGATGGCAAAGGACAAAATAAAGGTCGTCCGCGAAGTCAGCGACAACAACGAATTTGTGCAGTAGGTGGATCATGGCTATTAAAAGATCGTTTTCAGTAAAAGATCGGAAGTTTTGTTGCTGCCTGACTTGCGGGGCACAGATCATACCGGGCAAGCTAAAGGACGATTCGGTCTATATGTGCGGCCAGTGCGGGCAGAAAATGACGGTCGACAGGTATGGGAGCAGTGTCGTTCTGACAGTGCTCGAAAGGCAGGATCTGCGAAGGCGGATACCGCCGGAAGTCATGAACGCCGCGCCGCAGCAGAGAGCGGATATTTTAAAGCTGCTACAGGAAAAGGAATATTTAAAAGCCCAGCTCACCATGGCGAACAATAAAATCATAAAGTGCAGACAGGAAGCAAGGGACTGGCAGCAGGCAGCGGAAGGGCTGGCGCGGGCGATCGAGGAAATGAAAGAGAGAGAGGACGCGCCGAAAAACGACACAAAACGGGACGTACATTGAAAAGAGAAAAGGAAAAGACGAAAAAATGACCGCTTCGGATCGGGAAATCCAAAGCGGCCAAGCCGTACACAGCTAAATTAAAGACCTAGTAACAGTATAAGCCGTGCGCGGTAAAAAGTCAAGGAATATGGCGGTTTTCAGACCGCCGTTATGACTTGTTAAGTATATTATTTTACCGACAGGTGGTGAGAATATGCCATACAGACACGAGACCTGCAGGGCGGGCAGGACAAAGCAGCATACATACTATTACGCAGCACGAACCGACACAAAAGAGGGATCGAGAAGACAGAAGGAGAATAAGACGAGCGAAGCGCAAAAGAAAGTGAACAGCAGACAGGCAGTAAAAAAGCTGACATGGATATTTAACGAGAACTATGACGGAACGAGTCTGTATGTTACATACTCATACGCAAAGGAGAAACGCCCGGCGGGGAAAGAGGAACTCCGGGCAGACGTTGACAAGCTGCTTCGGGACATACGGAAAGAGTATAAGGCGGTGGGGGACGTTGCAAAGTATGTGTGGGTGGCAGAAGTCGGAGAGAGGGGCGCAGTGCACGTCCACATGGTATTGAATGCGATAGAGATCGCAAGGCTGAAAAAGTGCTGGGACAAAGGGTGGATAGATATAAAGCCGCTCGATGACAGCGGCCAGTACAGGAAGCTGGCCTCGTACTTTGTGAAATATTCTGAAAAGACGATGAAGACGTGCGAGGGCTTTTCCGGCAGACGGTACAATTCCAGCAGAAATCTAAAGATACCGCAGCCGACAAGAACGACGGTACGATCAAAAAACGCTTACAATCACACAATCGAGATACCGCAGGGCTGGTATTTAGATAAAGACAGCGTAGCAGAAGCATGGCATGAGGTAACGGGATTTATGTATTTTACTTATACGTTGATCTATGACGGCAGAAAGCGCGCTATGACAAAAGACACATACACACTAGACCTAGAAACTGGGGAAGTGCAGATCACAGAGAAGCCGCGGAAAGAATACATGAAAGGGGCAGAATATGAAAGCAGAATTTAAAAGGACGAAGACAGCGGACGGACTGCCGCTGACGTTCGGGAAAATGTACGACGTGCTGGACGTAAAAGCAGGGCGGCGGGCATATCAGCTAAAGGAGATCAAAGTAAAGAACGATTTAGGGCAGGAACGGTGGTACAGCGCAAATAAATTCAAATTATTTGCTGAAGCGTCGGCATTTCTAAGAGAAAAGGCGGCAGCAGGAGCAGGAAAGGGCGCAGCACAGGGCGCAACGCCGGACGGATCGCAGATGATAAAAGAAATTGACGCGGCAGCAGGCTTCACGGCACGGGAAGGGCTGGAAATCGGAAAAGCGATTGCGGCAGGGATAGCGGACGGGATCGGGCTTAATTACGGCGCATAGGAAGGGGGCGGCAAAATGTACGGCAATCTGAAACGCGGAGAAGACACAGAGCAAATGGGCGTCATAGACTGGGCAGAATGGAACGCCGGACGCTTCCCCGAACTGAAATTATTATTTCATATCCCGAACGGGGGAAAGAGGGACGCAAGGGAAGCGGCACGGTTCAAGGCCATGGGAGTAAAAGCGGGCGTGCCAGATCTTTGTCTGCCCGTACCAATGAACGGCTTCGCGGGGCTATATATCGAAATGAAATACGGCAGGAACAAGCCGACAGAACATCAAAAAGAGTGGATCAAGGCATTAAAAGAGCAGGGCTACAAAGTCACGGTATGTTATAGCGGCGCAGAAGCTACACAGGAGCTGGAAAGCTATCTGCAAGGGACGCGGACAGTTTTGAGCAATCCGGCTTCCGGATTGTGAAGACCGCAGAAGCGCGTTGCAATCACGTGGATTTTTACGCTTACGATTAGACGGCACAGAGACAGGACGAAGGAAAGGAAGAAAGCATATGAGAACAATTGCAATCATCAATTTAAAAGGGGGAGTGGGGAAGACCACGACCGCGATCAATATGGCGACGTTGCTGGCGGCAAAGCACGGAAAGCACGTTCTGCTGTACGACAACGATCCGCAGGGGAACGCCAGCCAGTTTTTTGACTGCTACGAGGGCGGGGAAGATACCTGCGGCGCAGCGGAGATCTTACGGAGGGAAATTACGACGCGGTGCAGCAGCCACGGGATCGACATTATAAACGCGAATATTTCATTACTGGAAGCGGACAACGCCCTGCGCGCAAGCACAGAAAGGCAAGATAACCGCATAAAAGAGTATCTGCAGGGCATAGAGGGCGAATTTGATTATTGTATCATCGACAACCCGCCCGCGCTGCTCATGTGCACGATCAACGCGCTATGTGCCGCAAATGAGGTCATCGTTCCGGTCACGCTCGACAACTGGGCATTAGACGGCGTAGAGACGATAACGGCGCAGGTCGAGGAATTGCGGGCATTAAACAGCAGCTTGAAGATCGCCGGAATACTGCTGACAAATTACAGAAGAACACCGGAGAACGAAGCGGCAGAAAAATGGCTTCGTGAAAACTGCAAATACAGGGTATTTGAAACACAGATCAGACGATCGGACAGAGCGACGGCAGCAACCTACTACAAAGAGCCGCTGGAGAAATACAGCCCACGCAGCGCGGCAGCAGTCACATACAGAAAATTTGTAAATGAGTATTTGCAGGAAAGGCAGACAGAAAATGAGTGATAAAAGAATACAGGAAATTGTATCACAGTACGGATATGACGCACAATCCCGCCAGTGTATAGAGGAAATGGCAGAATTGACACAGGCGATCAATAAATTTTGGCGAAAAGATTTAGAGTGCGGAAAAGCTGATTTTAATTTTAAAGACGCTTGCTATCATTGCAACGGCGAATACTATGATAATTTGTGTGAGGAAATCGCAGACGTACAAATTATGTTAGCGCAAATGGAAGAAATGCTGAATTGCGGGTATGCGGTAGGTCAAATTATAGATGAAAAGCTGGATAGACAGATTGAACGCATAAGGACACGGCAGGGAGAAAAAGAGGAAATGACCAGTGCACAGGCAATAGAACGATTGGAAAAGTACAGAAAATGGGCAGAAAGCAACGAAAGAAGTAACTACGATATGGAATTACATAATGCCTGCATAAAGGCATTACAGGAGAAAAAGGAAAGAGAGGGAGAAAATGAGTAGTAAAAAATTCGATATTAAAACTATATTGAACGCGGCAACGGCAGAGGCGGCGACGGAAGCAATAGAAAAGGATTTTGAGGAAATCCGGCTGGACTATGAAAAAATCGTTGTGACAGGACAGAACAAGTACAGCATGGACGAAATAGAAGAACTGGCGGCGGGAATAGAAATGGCTGGCGGTCTGCATGAGCCTTTAGTGCTGGGGCGCGTAGATGGGGAATACTGGTTGGCTAGCGGGCACAGGCGGCGCGCCGCTATCGAAATGTTAGTCAAAAGCGGCGCAGACCGTTTCCGTGTTGTAAATTGCCGCTATAAGGACATGACAGAAACGGAGTTCCGGCTTCACGTCCTGATCGGGAACACTTTCAACCGTCACTATACGGACTATGACAAGATGATAGAAGCAGAGGAATGGAAAAAGGCACTGAAAGCGGCACAAAAGGAAAAATTGCTGATCTTGGAACGCGGCGAGCGCGTCCGCGATTATGTGGCGCGCATCATGGGAACGTCGGCAACGGTCGTGGGCGATTATAACCGGATAAATAAAAATGCAACGGCAGAGATCAAAGAGCAGTTCAAAGACGGCACGATCGGAGTCACGGCAGCGGCGGCAGCAAGCCAGTTACCGGAAAGCGAACAGAAAGAGATCGCCGGACGGGCAGCAGCAGGGGAAGACATAAAAGCGCAGGAAATCCGCGACATGGTTGACGGAAAAAAGGCAGAGGAAAAGGAAAAGCGCAGTATTACTGAACAGAAAACAGATCAAATGTCAGATACAGACACAAACGAGGACGAAAAAGAGAACGCGCGCCGCCTTCATGCGCTGAAAATGCTTGAAAAATATTATATTTACATGAGCGACGAAGAAGTGGGAATTTTGGAGCGTATGCTGGAAGACTGCAAGCGCAGAAAGAGGGAATACGGGCTGGATGATGTAGGATCAACGATATAGGGGGGAAAAAATTCATAGAAAGGGGCAGAAAATGGGTAAAGAAATTGAGGTAACAACAAAGATCACTATCAAAGAGGACGGGAAAATAACGGCAGAGGTCGGACAGGCATGGGACGCGCCGGACAATGAGAGCAGTACGGCAGCAGGATATACTATCTATTCTGACGATGACAGGGAAATGACAGAGGGAGAATCGGAGCGGTGCGCCGCAGCGTCCGATCTTGCGAATGTGTGCGAATATTTAGAAGACAGCGAAGTCATTAAAATAAGGCTGATCATTCAGAAAGCGCAGGCGAGAAAGGAGCGGGCAGAGCGCGGATGAGCTGATGGACATGGATTGTTGAAAATAGAGCGGCAGAAAGGAAGTGAGGGCATGGCAGATGTAAATATGACAGCAATTATCATAACGGCGATCATATGTGCCACAGTCATTATTTTATGCCGGATTGGGAACGGCGATAAAAGAAAGTAGAGGGGGCGGGGAAACAATGAGTGCGGCAGCAGTCGCGGCAATATGTATAGCCGTATTTGTATACATAGAATTAGCGGTCGGCTTTGGGTATTATATGTTCCTTTTGACGTTGGGGAAAACGGCGGACGCGGACGAAGCACAGAAAAGACAGATCAGAAAGTACAGCATAATAGCGGGGGCGGCCTTTCCTGTTACTTTTGCGATCATTATTGCGAGCAGAGCGGCAGAAAGGAAATGAGGGCATGGCAGATGTAATATGACAGCAGGATTCATCTGAACCTTACATAATCTTTCAAGATGGGAAATAAAAAAGAGTCCAAAAGGATTCTTTTTTATTTTTTTCCTTGACAAAGTTCCAAAATGGAACTATAATAATATTAAGAAAAGAGAAAGGGCGGCAGATGCCGCAATGGTGAATATTATGAGAAAAGTTAGCTTAGAGGAATTAGCAGGTATGAGTTTCGATGATGGTTCTAAAGTTCTTTTAGAGAGTGGATATGTGCAGACCGATTCTGCAAAGGATGATGACGCAATTGACTGTGATTATATTTCAGATACATATTTCAAATTGTTCGATGATGAAGACAACGAGGTCGATATCAAATCATTTGTTCAGCATATGAAAAAGAACATGGATGAGGGAAATGACGATGGCGGCTTAGATGTCGTATTATCAGAGGGCTGGGAACAGATCTAGTCCCAGCTCTGATTTCCTGAAACGGGACTGGTAAAAAGAAAGGATGATGATGATTTGACCATCAAGGAAAAAAGAAAGGAACTGGGATTGACGCAGGAGCAGTTCTCTCTGCTCTTTGATGTCCCGATCCCTCTTTCCACGGTCAAGAAGTGGGATTCCGGCGTTTCCTACCCGAAGCCGTGGTGCGAAAGACTGATACTGGACAAGCTGGAACAGATACAGCAAAGTGCCGCGCTGGACGAAAAAAAGAAGTTGCAATATTGTTCCGGCAATGATAGAATAGAGCCGTGAAAAGTGAATAATGGCGAAGACGCATAGACGCATAGAAAGAAATGGACGCAAACGACAGATTATATCTTATTGTTGTTTGCGTCCATTTTTATTTGTATCTACTGCACGTTCCTTCAGCGGCTGGGGGCAGCAGTCATGCAGGCATAAAGAGGACGGTCGTATATCTATGACACAGGACGAACTGGAAAGATGGATCGGTCAACTGATCGCAGAGGACAGACTATATAAATTCTACAAGTGCAGGGAGTGGCGGCATCTGTCCGAAGCGGTCATGAAGGAAAATAATTACGAGTGCCAGCGGTGCAAGGAGCATGGCATTCATACGCCAGCGCGAAGTGTGCATCATGTACAGTGGGTGCGTCGGCATCCACGGCTGGCACTGTCAAGGACGTATGTATATAACGGGCAGACATACAGGAACCTGATCCCGTTGTGCGAGGACTGTCACAACAGGGAACACGACAAGGGCAGAGGGCTTGTAAAAGAAAATAAAAATAAATTCGTGAATGAGGAACGCTGGTAAATGATCCCCCCGCCCAAAAAGTTTTCAATTTTGAACGCCGGACGGGAAACGGGGCATGGGGTAGACAGAACGGAAATTCGCGCGCACATGAGGGGGTGGTATACATGGCAAATAAAACGGATAACAGAAGCGAAGACGTAAAGCGGATCATGCGCACAAAAAAGTATAGAGAGATCGAAAACGACTTGCGGCAGCAGTTAGAAGCTAACGGGACATACGGAAAATTCTTCGACGATATGATCGATGATTATATGGCCATGTATGTCACAAAGACCCTGCTCGTCGAGGACATTCAAAAGCGCGGAACTATCGTAAAATACAACAACGGTGGCGGTCAATCCGGTATGAAGAAAAATGAAGCCGTAGATATGTTCAATAAGACTAACGCGCAGATGTTGAAACTGCTGGCAGAGTTAGGGCTAAAAGCCAACGCCATGATGGGCGGTGGGGATCTTGACGACGAATTATAGGGACGTACCGGAGTTATACGACTATATATATATGGTCGAAAACGGGGGCAGAAAGGGGCTAAAAAAAGTCTGTTTATGGCAAAAAAAGCTGGTCAGATTCGTAAAAAAGATATTTGAAAGCGAAAAATTGACCATAAATACAGAGCAGCTTCAGAACTACATGAAGCTGGAAAAATATTTTGATTTTTCGTTGTTCCCGTGGGAAAAATTCGTCTTTACTCTGCATTGTTGCGTATACAGGGAAGACGGACTGCCGCGCTTTCCCGATCTGCTAATCTTTGTAGGGCGCGGCGCAGGAAAGAACGGTTATTTAGCGTTCGAGGACTTCGCGCTGATAAGTCAGTACAACGGAATACCGAACTATGACATTGATATCTGCGCCACGGCAGAAGAACAGGCGCGGACTTCGTTCGATGATATATATAATGTGCTGGAAAAGAACCGGAAAAAGCTGATCCGGCATTTCCGGTGGACAAAATCGGAGATACAGAGCAGAAAAACGCGGTCAAAGATCAAATACCGGACGAATAATGCAAAATCAAAAGACGGCTTGCGATCCGGAAAGGTTGATTTTGACGAAGTACACGCGTTTGAAAGCTACGACAATATAAAAGTATTCACAACCGCACTGGGGAAAAAGCCCCAGCCGCGTATGACATATACAACGACGAATGGCGACGTATGCGACGGCGTATTAGATGATCTGATTGAAAAATCAAAGCGCATTTTAGATTTTGAGATTGAGGACAACGGGCTATTGCCTTTTATGTGTATGCTCGACGATCCAGAAGAGGTGCACGATGAAGAGAACTGGCATAAAGCGAACCCGAGTCTTCAGTATTTGCCTACACTGTTAGAGGAAACGCGGAAAGAATACAGGGAGTGGAAGGAAAACAGGTCTTCCGCGTCCGACTTTATGACAAAGCGTATGAACATAAGGCAGGGAAACAGCGAGGTGGAATTAACAACATGGGAAAATATTCTGATTACAAAGCAGGAAGTAGAGCCGCCGATCATGCGGGAAACCGGAGTGGTCGGCATAGATTACACGAAAATAAATGATTTTGCGGCGGCTGGCGTTCTCACAAAGCGGGGCGCAAAGTTTATCTTTAAACAGCATACATGGATATGCGCGAACAGCGCAGACTTGCCGCGCATAAAGTTTCCGTACATGGAAGCGGTAGCAGCAGGCGACGCGGAGATCATAGACGCGCCGGAGATACCGCCGGAGCTGATAGCGGACTGGGTGGCGGCACAGGCGGCCTTCTACAATATCCCCATGCTGGCGTTAGATGATTACCGCTTCGCGCTGATGAAAGCGGCACTGGCGCGCGTCGGCTTTACATATGAGAATAAAAATATAAAGATGGTGCGCCCGTCCGACAAGATAAAGATCGAACCGATCATAGATAGCGCCTTCCGCAATCACAATATTGTATACGGGGACTGCCCGATCATGCGTTGGTACACGAACAATACAAAGAAAGTGAAATCAAAGAAATATGGCAATTATGAGTATCAGAAGATTGAAGCGAAGAGCAGGAAGACGGACGGTTTTTTCGCTTTCGTCGCGGCAATGACACAGCATGAACTGATACCGGAACAGCAGACGGGCGGCGACGTGCTGCCACTGTTCACATTCAAATGAGAGGGGGCGGGCGGAATGAACATGAACGATTATTTCCTGAAAGCTTTCGGGCGGAAGACCACGATCAACGTCAAGACACAGATCGCGGAAGAATTTACAGAGGTCTTTTTCAAGGAACTGGCGACGGCCTGTGCGATCAACATGATAGCGAACACGATTGGCAAATGTGAGATCAGGACTTTTGTAAAGGGACAGCCAGCAAGGGGCGCAGAATATTATTTGTGGAACTATGAGCCGAACCCGAACGAGAACAGCAGCGACTTCATGCAGCATTTCATATCAAATCTCTGCTATGACAACGAAGCGCTGATCATAGAGCTGGACGGGCATCTGTATGTCGCGGACAGCTTCTGCCGCCGGAGATATTCGTTTTACGAAGATGTATTTTCGGGTATCACGATCGCAGACTTGACGCTTCAAAAGTCGTATACGTCAGGCGACGTTATCTATATGCAGCTAAATAATATAGACGCAAGGCAGCGGTTGGAAGGTTCATATACGAGCTACGGGAAGACGGTGGCGGGAGCGGTCAGAAATATGCTGCGGCAGGGATCGCAGAAAGGCATACTGAACATAGACGCGCAGACCTCGCAGCAGCAGGACTTTGCAGCAAAATTAAATGAACTCATAAACAACCGTTTCAAGCCGTTCTTTGACGCGGGGAGCGCGGTACTGCCCCTGCAGCAGGGCTATACATACACCGACGTAACAAAGCAGGGGACAACGCCGACACCAGCAGACTTAAACGAGCGGATCAATTACGAATTCGAGATGGCAGGGCGCGCATGGCGCATACCGAAGGCACTTATACTAGGGGACGTTTCCGAGGTCGAGAAGATCACAAAGAATTTCCTGACGTTCGCTGTCGATCCGGTAACGGAGAAATTCGGAGAGGAAGCGACTCGCAAGCGGTACGGTGCGAAAGAGTTCCGCAAAGGCAATTTTATAGATGTGAACACGAACTGCATTCAGCATATAGATATTTTCGAGCAGGCGACGAACAGCGATAAGCTGCTCTCGAGCGGTCTGTACTGTATTGACGAACTGCGTACGAAACTGGGCGACACAGCGATCGGAAGCGACTGGTCGCAGAAACATTATATAACAAAAAATTATGCCGAAGCGGAAAAAATGGCGCATTTAGGCGACACGGAAGGGGGTGGTATGGAATGAGACAGCAGAAAGCACATTATTGTTTCCGGCAGGAAGCCGGATCGGACGTTCACAAATTATATATTTATGATGATGTGTCGGAATACGGCACATTTAACTGGAATACGTTCGAGTTTGAAGAAAGCGAAACAAGCGCGGAATATTTCAGAAAGGCACTGGAAGAGATACCTCAAAATGCAACGATCGAATTACATATCAATTCGTACGGGGGATCGGTCAAAGAAGGGATCGCCATCTACAATCAGCTCAAACAGAAAAAATGTAAAGAGATCGTGGCATATGTTGACGGCGTCGCGTATTCGGTCGCGTCCGTCATCATGCAGGCAGCAGACCGCCGGATCATGGGAGTGGGCACAAGCATTTTGATTCACAATATGTGGCTGTCCGTAGCGGGAAATGCGAGAGAACTGCGGAAAGCTGCGGACGATCTGGACGTGCTCATGGAAAGTAACAGGCAGATCTACATGGAGCGCGTGAACATCACGGAAGACGAATTGATCGAGATGCTGGACAATGAGACATATCTGACGCCGGAACAGGCGGTGGAAATGGGCTTCGCGGACGAAGTGGGGAAAACAGAAACGCCCGCGCCGGACATAACGCAGCAATTACAGCAGCAGCTTGCACAAATGCGCCGCGAAATGACAGCGCAAAAGGCTTTTCGGGAAGAAATGAAACAGTTCTGCGGATTAAAGCAAAAAGAAAAGGATACCGACGACGACAAGGACACTGGCGACGACAGCACGGACACGGACGGCACAGACGACGACGGCGGGAAAGATACCGACGACGAAAACGGCGATAAGGACGATAAGGACGACGACAGCGACGAAGACGACAGCGACGATAAAGACGACAAAAAGCAGAAAGCGGTACAACATAGACTTGCGGCACTGCTCGGACAGGCAGCCGCGCAATATCTGAAAGAGAGGTAAAGAGGAATGAAGAGCAAAGATGTAAAGGAGTTGACGCGCGAGGAACTGGCGCAGAAATTCAATGAAGCACTAAAGAGCGAGGACACGGCGCAGGTGGCGCAGGCGTTCGTGGATATGGCAGAAAATATCCAGTCCGAGGTATTAGAGCGCGCAAAGGACGCGGCAGCAGTCGAGCAGATGGACACGGCGGCACTGGCGGCGCGCGGGCTGCGGCAGTTGACTTCCGCTGAAAAGAAATACTATGAAGCCGTCATTGCTGCTATGAAATCGGACAGCCCGAAACAGGCACTTGCAAATCTTGATGTGACCATGCCGAAGACGATCATCGAAGACGTTTTCGACAGCCTTAAAGCAGAGCACAGACTGCTTTCTGTGATCGACTTTAACAATACGACTTATGTGACGGAGTGGATTCTGAACAAGAACGGAAAACAGAAGGCCGTATGGGGAGAGATCACAGCGGAGATCGTAAAAGAACTTTCTGGCGAATTTGAAAAGCTGGACATGGTAATGTTCAGCCTGACCGCCTTTATGCCCGTCGCGAAATCTATGCTGGATCTGGGACCGACATGGTTAGACAGCTATGTGAGGCAGGTACTGCAGGACGCGCTGTACGTCGGCTTGGAAGAAGGGATCGTGTGCGGTACGGGCGTCAAGATGCCGATCGGCATGATGAAAGATATCGGCGCGGCACATTCGGACGGTGAAGCATATCCTGACAAGGCCGCGATCAAAATCACGGCATTTACGCCGGAAGTCTACGGCGGACTGATCGGGAAGATCGCAGTGAGCAGGAACGGACGGGCGCGGAAGGTGGAAGACGTGATCATGATCGTAAACCCCGTCGATTACTGGCAGCGCGTCATGCCCGCGACGACGATCCAGCGTCCTGACGGCACTTTCGCGAACAATGTACTGCCGTACCCGACGGAAGTGGTACAGTCGGAAGAAGTGCCAAGTGGAAAGGCCGTCATGGGCATTGCAGGGCAGTACTTCATGGGGATCGGCACAGGAAAGGACGGCGTGATCGAGTATGACGACAGCTATAAATTCTTACAGCGCGAAAGAATATACGCCGCTTATCTGTACGGGAACGGAAAGCCGAAGGACAACAACAGCTTTCTCGTGCTCGATATCAGCGAATTGCAGCCCGCCGCATATACCGTAAACATGGCAGCAGGCGCAGCGACAGGCGTGGCGGCATATTCCGCAGAGCCGGAGATCGTTGAAAAGACGGCATGGACGGAGAGCGAGCTGGGCAGCATGACGGTAGCACAGATCGAGGGGCTGGCGGCATACAGGGGATATACGCTGACGGGCGGCAATAAGGCAGAGAAGATCGCTTCCTTCCTTGCGGCACAGACGGAAGCGGGCAGCAACTAAAAGGACATAGGCGGCGGTGATGCCGCCTGTCACAAAAAAAGGCGGTGCAGTATGACAGAGACGACGGAAAAGACAGCAGATGACATTCTGTTAGAAGATATCCTGAACGCGCTGGATATTACTTTTGATGACGGCGCGACAAAAAAGAAGATACAGGACATCATGCAGCAGGGCAGGGCGCGGCTGGAACAATTGAAGGGCAGCGCGATCGACTTTGCGGCGGAACGGACAGCGCGGACGCTGCTCTTTTCATTCTGCCGCTATGGGAGATCGAACGCAATAGAACAGTTCGAGCATGATTTTTCCTGTCAGCTGACTTCCTTCGCGCTGGAAGCGGCGGTGGCGGATATGCGGGAGAGCGGGGCGGCAGATGAAGGCAAAGTTCGAGGAATTTAACGACGGGGTCGTGGACATATACGACGTGAACGGGGAAGACAGGCTGGAAAGGACAAGATCCGGTCTGCGCTTCGGGAATGAGAATGTCGGGATCGCAAGGCACTATGCGGCACGGGCAGCAGATACCCGCGTGGATCGCGTCATACACATTCTGCGGCAACAGGATATAAAGCCACATCAAGTCGTAGTGATAGACGGCGAACAGTATGACATTGACAAAACAGACGACAGAAAAGACACGCTGCCGCCCATCACAAAATTGTCACTGATTAAGTTTGAAAAGCACAGGGAAAGGGATTTTGCATGAATGTAAATGCGGCAAAAGCGATCCCACCGGATCAGTTAGGGCTTGCGCTTTCTGAAGTGCTACTTGAATGGGCAGACAAGCAGGAAAAGGAACTTGTAAAGGCAATCGACGCTGCCGCCGAAGCCTGCAACGATACCGCGAAACAATATGCGCCAGTGAGCAACAGGCGGCGATCGGGAACATACCGGAATAGTTTTGCGATTGACAAGGGCTGGCAGGCGCGTCACCATTATGCGGCAGAATGGCACGTTGAAGCACCGGAATACAGGCTAACGCATTTACTAGAAAACGGGCATTTGACGCGGGACGGAACGCACAGAACAAAAGCAATCAAGCATATCAAATACGGGCGGCAGATTGCGGAACAGGTATTAGAGGAACGGCTGGCAGGATTGTGGGGTGGATAAATGGACATACGGGCATATATAGAGACAGAAACTGGGCTTCCGACGGCAGAAGTAGCCTTTAAAAAGCCACAAAAGCTGCCGTTCATCGCTATTCTTGACCGGACGGACGAAGACGGCGACGACTACCACGCCCGTCTGCTGTCACATGAACTGACAGTGGAATTTTACGCGGCGCGTATTGATAAAGAGAACGAAAAAAAGATCGAAGCGGCATTTGCAAAAAGGGCGTGGAAAATGACGAAGGATAGGACATGGATTGCAGGAGAAGAAGAAATGTTCGTAACGGTCTATACAACAAAATTCACAGAAAAGAGGTAGAAAGGAATGCCAAATAAGAAGGGAACGAAGGAAAAGGTCACTTTAGGGAGCGGCAAGCTCTATATGTCAGAATTTACGGGCGAGTTCGAGAAGGACTTTGCGGACATCTTAAATCGGCTCATGACAAAGGAGAACCACGTGGGATGGATCAAGGGCGGCGCGAGCATCGAGTACAAGCCGACATACACGACAGAAAAGGACGATCTGGGACATATCGTAAAAGAAATTTTAGTGGAAGAAGAAGCCACGCTGAAATCGGGACTTTTCACGTGGAATGGAAATACGCTCGCAAAGCTGACATCAACGGCAGAGGTCACGGAAGAGACAAAGAACGGGACTACATATCGCCGCTTGAAGATCGGTGGTGCAGGAAACGACGACGGGAAGCAGTACGCGATTCTGTTCGTGCATGAAGATACGGTAGAAGGTAACTGCTATCTGCTCGTGGTCGGCAGAAATTCCGCTGGCTTTACGATTACGTTTGCGGCGGACAGCGCGACCGTGATCGACGCTGAATTCACCTGTAAGCCGCACGACGACCGGGGGACGCTGATCGAATTTGTCGAAGAGATCGACGAAGAATATCAGAAGACATATACGGAAGAGGAACTGAACGCGCTGACCGTGGCACAGATCGAGACGATCGCGAAGGCGAAGGGCTACGCGCTGACGGGCAGCGATAAGGCGGCAAAGATCGCTTCCTTCCTTGCAGCGCAGACGGCAGCAGTCGGCGCCGCAGAGAGCGGTACAGAATAACGGACGGACACGGGGCTGGAAGTCCCGGATCCGGCACATTGCAGAGGAACGGAAGGGAGCAGAATGAATTTTAAAGTAAATTTTCAGAAAGCAAAAAGAAATTATATGGTATTGACATTTGACGACGAACGCATGGAAAACGGGAAGACCGTGGAATGTGAAAAAGTGATCAACGTCGGTATGCCGAAAAAGCGTGTTTTCACGGAATTGATGGATATGCAGGAAATAATGGATAAACGGGACGAAACACAGACAAGAACGGAAAAGAACGAAGCGAACAGGGAAATCATAGAAGAATTATACGAACTCACGGCGCAGATCATTTCAAATAATCTGAAAGGTGAAAAGATAACGGTGGACTGGGTGGATAATCATTTCACGATAAAAGAGATCAAAGAGTTTCTCACACAGTACGCAAAGTTCGCGAATGGCGAAGCAATAAGCCCAAACTAGCGATGCCCTTCTATCCGACAGGTGAAACGGGACTTTATGACATACCGACGTTCTGGGAACATTTAGTACATGAATACACGGGGCTGAATGTAAATGAGATAGAAGAGCTGGAATATATAGATTATTTACAGTACAGGCGGGACGCGTTCATTCATGAAATGAACAAGACAGAGGAAGGGCGGGAATACTTGGAGAACGCGCGGATATTATCACAGACAGAACCGGACAGGGCAGGACTGCGGAGGATTTCAGGAAGGAAAGGATAGAGCGGCAATGTCAAAGGGACTGAAAGGAATCACAGTAAAGATCGACGGCGACACAAAGCCGCTGAATCAGGCACTTTCAAAAGTAGATTCAGAAGCAAGGAGCCTACAGGGGGAATTAAAGGGCATAAATTCCCTTCTGAAGTTTGATTCAAAAAATACGGAATTACTGGCACAGAAGCAGACTGTATTGAGACAGGCGATTGAACAGACGGAAAGCAAGCTGAAAACGCTGACGCTGGCGCAGCAACAGATGGCAGAAGCGGGGAAAAATGCGGACAACAGCGCAGAATACCGCGATTTACAGCGGGAGATTGCAGCGACAACGCACAGGCTGGAAGATCTGCGAAAGCAAAGAACAGTATTTGACATTTTAAAACAGGGCGTAAAAGATTTTACAAAGACGATTGGCGAAGCCGTCATGATGTCGCCTAAAATAAATAAGCTGGCGACAGGCTTTCAGAATGTGAAGCAGAAAATCACGGAAACGGCGAAAGAAAGCACGGCAGTACAAAAGATCGGATCAGCGGTCGAGGGTGCGCGGCAGAAAGTCGAAGCATTCAAAGACGCACACCCAAAAGTGATGAAAGTCGCGGAAGCGTTTGGAAAAATCAGAGACGCAGCGGACGGATTAAAGGGCAAACTTCCGACGCTTCAGCAATCGCTGACAGCGGTAGGAAATGCAGCAGCAGGCGCAGCGAAAGGCGGCTTCAAGGCGTTAGAAGTAACAATCGGCGGCACAATGAAAGCGTTTGCGGCTTTTTCCACGGCGGCACTGACAGCGGGCGCGGCAATCGCTAAAAATGCGGTAGAACAATACGCAGATTATGAACAGCTCGTGGGCGGCGTAGAGACGCTCTTCGGGGCTGGCGGGCAGTCGTTAGGGGAATACGCGGAAAGCGTCGGGAAAACGACGCAGGACGCGCAGAAAGAGTATGACAGCTTGATGAAGGCGCAGGAGACCGTATTGAAAAATGCGGACAATGCCTACGAGACCGCCGGACTATCTGCAAATGAATACATGGAGACCGTAACGGGCTTTTCTGCGGCACTTATCAGCAGCTTGGACGGGGATACGGAAGCGGCGGCGGAAAAAGCAGATATGGCGATAACGGACATGGCGGACAACGCTAATAAAATGGGATCGGACATATCATCAATACAGAACGCATATCAGGGCTTTGCAAAACAGAATTACACAATGCTGGACAACTTGAAGCTGGGATATGGCGGAACGAAAGAGGAAATGCAAAGGCTTCTTGACGATGCAACAAAGCTGTCCGGCGTAGAATATGATATATCATCATACGCGGATATTGTAGACGCGGTACACGTCGTACAGACGGAAATGGGAATTACGGGGACGACCGCAAAAGAAGCGAGCGAGACAATATCGGGATCGATCAGTGCGGCAAAGTCGGCATGGCAGAACCTCATGACAGGGCTTGCGGACGAAAACGCAGATCTGGACGGACTGATCGACAACATGGCAGACAGTGTTTTAACAGTAGTTGACAATGTACTTCCGCGCATCATGGAGACCGTGCCGCGGATAGTCGAAACCGTCCCGAAGCTGATAGATGGATTAAGTGCGGCATTTGCAAGTATGGCCGGACAGTTGGGCGGGCTGGTGGAACAGCTTCTGCCGCCGTTGATGCAGGCATTTTTCACGCTGATACGGACAGTGACGGGCGCATTGCCAACGTTGTTGCCACAGATATTGAACGCGGCGATTATATTATTCAGCGGGCTATTGCAGGGGCTGAATGATACAATACCGCAGCTCATGGCAACGTTGCCGACGATCATACAGACGATTTCTCAAACGCTCATAGAAAATTTACCGCAGTTGATAACGGCAGGGGTGCAGATCCTTGTCAATCTCATCAGCGGAATCACACAGACGATCCCCTCATTGATCAGCGCGATCGTGGGACTGATCCCAGTCATCGTACAGACAGTAATGAATAATTTACCGCTCATTATTGGAGCGGGGCTCAATCTGCTCTTATCGCTCATATCCGGCATAGTGCAGGCGATTCCGCAGCTCGTGACAATGCTTCCGACGATCATAAGTACGATCGTCTCGCAGATCGTTTCCATGCTGCCGCAGATCATACAGACAGGAATACAGCTTTTAAATTCCCTCGTTTCCGGCATCATACAGGCGATCCCGCAACTGATCGCGGCACTGCCGCAGATAATCACTTCGACCGTCAACACGATCATAGCGAATCTGCCAAAGATCATACAGACAGGGATCGAACTGTTAGGTGCGCTCATAACGGGGATCATACAAGCGATCCCGTCATTGATCGCGGCACTGCCGCAGGTGTTCAGTGCGATCATCAGTGCTTTCAAAGGGATCGACTGGGCAGATCTGGGAAAGAACATCATAGACGGCGTTATAAACGGTGTAAAGAGCGCAGCGGACAATCTGATCAATGTATTTAAGGATATGGCAAAATCGGCACTGGACGCGGTAAAAGATTTCTTCGACATCAACAGCCCGTCAAGGGTCATGCGCGATCAGGTCGGGAAAATGCTCCCGGCGGGAATGGCAGAGGGCGTGGAAGAAGGGATGGACGAAGAGGAAGAGCGGATCAGGGCGGCAATGGCGCGCGGCGTTCCTACGACGATAGACGGCTATATAAGATCCGGCGGCAGCAGTACGGGCGTTGAGAGCGCAGGGGCAGGAGAGGGCGGCGGCCTTGTGCAGAATCTGACGATAAACAGCCCGCGCGAGCTGTCGCCGTCCGAAACGGCAAGACTGAACAGAAATGCGGTGCAGCAGATGATATTAAAGCTGAAACCGACATAGGAGGCGTGGCATGAAGATAATAAAATGCGAGAACGATAACGGACTCTCTGCCGTGTTCACATACGATCACGACGCGACGGAATTTTTCCTTGTGTCGCTCGAGGGTGTATACAGCATGAAGAACGATGTGCATACATCACAGAACGCGACGACGGACGGCAGCAGCTACGGCGGGGAGACGCTCGAACAGAGGAACATTGTGATCACTGCGAATATCCGCAGGAATTACAGAGAGAACAGGGATCATCTGTCGCGCGTATTCAAGAAGGGCGCGGAAGGAACGTTCTATCACACGGAGGACGGACAGACGCGGAAGATCAGGTACCGCGTGGAAAATATTGATATCGGGGAAAAAGGCGTTCTGCGCCCTGCTGTCATCTCTCTGATCTGTCCGGATCCGTATTTCAAGGACGATGAAGCGACGCATATCGAGATGGCGAGCTGGGAGAGCTGCTTTGAATTTCCATGCGAGATCCCGGAAGAGGGGATGGAGTTCGGTACACGGTCAAAAGAGACGATCAAGGTCGTGGACAATAACAGTACGACGGCGATCGGCATTCAGATGACGATCATTGCAGAAGATGTCGTCATAAATCCGTCGATAATGAACGTGACGACGGGCGAGACACTGAAACTGCTCTGCACTATGCAGCCGGACGATCGGATCGTCATAACGACAGAACAGGGAAACATTGACGTTATCCTGTATCGCGGTGGGGAAAAGATAGACTACAACTATACCGTGGACGAAGAGAACGAAGGTTACGTACAGTTAGAGACGGGCAGAAATTATATAAACTATACGGCAGACGAAGGCGGCGACTACATGAACGTGAATTTTGACTTTGAGAACTGTTATGTCATGCCGTAGAAAGAAGGGGAAATGGCGCAGCAGCAGGTACAATCAGCCGTGGAAATGCGGCAGCAGAAGCAGATAAAAGTATATGATACGGATCTCATGCGGCAAGGGGTGATCGACGTATACAGATCGCTGATATGGACGCGAAAATATAAGGAAGCCGGAACGGTGGAGATCCACGCGGCATTGAACGGCAGGAATCTAAAGTTATTACAGAACGGGCATATCGTGACAATGACCGGATCGGTAGAGAGCGCGATCATCGAGGGCGTGGCGGCAGATGATTATTCAAACGAGATAACAGTAACGGGTCGTATGCTGTCCTCAGGGCTCTCCCGGAGAGGGATAAGGACAGTGGTAAATGTATCGAACAGAACGTATGAGGACGTTATGCGGCAGCTCGTGGACGTTTCCGCGATCAGCAATGCAGACCCGCTCCCGCATCTTGCGCTCGGCGAGAAAAAGGGGCTGGGCGGTACGGTCACGCTGCAGGTGTCATATAAAGATCTGTATACATATCTGACGAAATTATCGGCCTGTAGCAATCTGGGCTTCCGCGTGCGCGGCGATTATAAAGAAAAGCAGTTCTATTTTGAAGTATACGAGGGGAAGGATCACAGCGAAAATCAGATCGGAAATAAGCGCGTTATTTTTTCAGAAATATACCGGAACATAAACAAGGCGACTTTCACGACAAATGAGCAGAACTATAAGACCCACGCGGTCGTGTTCGGCGACGGCGAGGGGACGGCGCGCACGGTCTTGGAAACGACGATCGACGGGACGGCGACGGGCTGGGAGCGGCGCGAGATCATGGTGGACGCGCGGGACATAAAGAGGGACGGCCTGACGGCGGCGCAGTATCAGTCCGCGCTCATACAGCGCGGAAATGAAAAGCTGGCAGAATACGGGATCGTGGAATGTTTGGAAGCGGTCACGTTACCGAACGTGAATTTTGCTTATAAGGTTGATTATGATTTAGGGGACATTGTAACAGTCAACAAAAAAGCGTGGGGCATAAAGATGGACAAACGGATCACGGAAATACAGGAAGTATATGAGAACGGCGGTCTGTCGATCGTGCCGACCTTCGGCGATCCGCTGCCGGACACAGTGGATCTGTCGGATAAGTAAAGAAAGGGAGAAGGAATGGCCGAAAATTACAGTTTTTTTAATAGCAAAGATCATGACAGGAAATACAACGCGAAAGACTGGGCAGATTATTTTCGACCGCTCTTTAAGAGCGGCGTGTTCAATGGAGATCTTCAGGTCGTAGAAAATGACGGAATGAAGGTGAAGATAAGAACGGGATATGCCTGGATCGATGGCTATGGATATCATCTGACTGATGAGCTTGAAATGGATCTGGAAACGGCGAGCGGAAATATGAATCGAAAAGACATCATCGTGATCAGACTGGATCTGACGAACCGCTGGATTAAGACATATTGTAAGACTGGCGCATATTATGCGAGGGAAGCTGTACCGCCGGAACGGGAAATGACAAAGACAGTGCACGAAATTGTAATAGCAAAGATAAGTATACCAGCGGGAACGACGGAAATAACACAAAGCATGATTGAAGATACACGAATGAACGATGATCTGTGCGGCTGGGTATGCGGAACGGTAAAGCAGATCGAATTTGAGCAGATATACAATCAGTTCACAACGTTTCAAAAAGAAAAGGAGAAGGAGACGCTTGCGTGGATAAATAATTTTCAAGATGGAGCGAGCGGAGAATTTTGGAAGTGGTTCAACGAAAATACAGCGAATTGGAGCGGGGAAATACAGGAGTGGTTCAATAATATAAAAGAAAGGCTTTCAGAGAATGCGGAAGTTAATTTGCAGAATCAGATCGGGGATCTCAAGAATCTGGATACGCAAGATAAAAGTAACCTTGTCGCTGCTATTAATGAAACAAAGCAGTGCATTCGTACACCGGTCTGCGATTTTTTGACAACAGAACCCGGCAGCCCGCTCGATGCTACAGTCGCTAAAATCATCAGAGAAGAGTTAGATGATACAAAGAGTGAGATAGATGAGTTAAACGGCAGTTTAACTGGTCTGTTCACGACGGTGCAAGGAAGAAAGCAATATGCAGTAGCGGGAAACGGCGCGATAGCGGTTCAAAATATACCTTATTCTGTCCCGGCGGGA